CCATGACGCCCACCCGCTGGCTCAACCGGATGGGCGTCATGGTGCAAGGCCCCGGCCCTTGGCTCGTGACCAAGGACAAGATCACTCAGATCGAGATCGAGGACTAGCCCAACATGCCCACCCAAGACTTCGACCTCGACCTCGACAAGAAGCTTCCGATCCCGAACGAGAAGGCTCCTCTTGAGCCCCGCCTCATCCGCGCCCTCCGAGCCTTCGAGGAAGCCGCTGGAGGCAGAGACGCCATCGTGGCGGAGCTTGTCACCGCTAGCCTGTCCGACCAGGAGACCCTCCTCGTCCGCCTCCTCGCCGACCCCGATCGTGACCACCAGCCCATCCACGAACTCCTGGGCTACGCTGGCCTCTCCGTCCACCGCTTCCTGCGCATCTTCAAGGACGCTCGCGGCGCTCGGGCCTACTTCGATGCCTTGGACAAGGTCTGGCAGAAGCTCCCCGACGTGGCCGAAGATGTCATGACCCGCGCCCTGCCGAAGCACGTGACCTGCAAGCCTTGCCAAGGGACAGGCTACCAGCGGGTCGCTACCTCCAAGGACAAGGACATCTACGGCCCCCTGCGCGAGCAGATGGACCGGGTTCACTGTCCTGACTGCGAGGGCTCAGGCAAAGTGGCTGTCCCCCCGACCTTGGACTACCAGAAGCTCGCCCTCACCTTGGGCGGCTTGCCGAAGCCCATCCCCGGCACCTTGGTGGACAACTCCAAGACCCAGATCAACGCCCAGCAGCAGAACTTCTACGGCTCCGACACGATGAAGGATTTCATCTCGGCGGTGCAGGGGCTCAAGTATGGCCCCCGGGTCATCCCTGCTCCAGAGACCGAAGAGGAGCCAGGATAACTTGGCCCACCAGCCCTTCGGAGGTCCCGTCGTCATCAAGGCCACTGCCACTCCGCTCCACACCTTGCTCGGCCTCTCCGACACCACCTTCGGCCCCCTCGTGATCCGCGCTGAGACGACCGCCAAGGGGCAGGCTGGCCGGATCTACGTGGGCACCTCTACCGCTGTCACTGCCGCTGGCGCGAACGCAGTCGGCTACTTGGACCCCGGCGAGTGGCTCTCCTTGGACCAGCTCGGCAACACCCACACGAACGCGCTCTTCCTCGTCGGCACCCTGAACGACAAGGCTTACGTCCTAGGGATCACCTACTAGCCCGATGCCGATCACTTACCACCCCGCCCCTCCGCCAACCTTCTTGGACAAGCTCCGAGGCTTCTTCGTCCGGCTTGCCCGTAGGCTCAGAGCGTCCAGATGACCGGTTACGGAGGCTCCTCCGGCTCAGGCGGCGGCGTCCCAACCACCCGCCTCATCAACACGACCGCCCCGCTCACTGGGGGTGGAGACCTCAGCGCCGACCTGACCCTTGCCATCTCCGACTTCGTCTCCGCTGGCGCTGGTCATGCGAGGGGCGCGGTCCCCGACCCCGGCGCAGGCGCAGCAGGCACCCGCTTCCTCCGCGACGACGCGACTTGGGTAGTCCCACCCGACACCGGGATCACTCAGCTAACAGGCAATGTAACTGCCGGTCCTGGCTCGGGCTCGCAGGTGGCGACCATCCCGGCTGGGACCATCACCTCCGCCATGCTCCGCGACTCTGCCGCTGCCTCAGTCATCGGCCGCGCTTCTTCAACCATAGGAGTCCCTGCCGACATCGTCGGGACAGGAGACGGCTCCGTCCTCCGCCAATCCGGCCTCGCCATCGCCTTCGGGAACATCCCAGAGGGCTCAGTCACCAACCTCGTGACCGACCTCGCCGCCAAGATGACCTACAAGCAGGCGCTGGCCATCACGAGCCTGCGCCTCTAGCCCAACATGTTCCTAGACACCACAACCCGCAAGCTCCAAGCGCTCATGGCCGAAGCGGTCACTACTACCAACCCGATGGTGGTCGCCGACTGGGTGGACATCGTGGTGGCGACTGGTGGCACTCCCGGCTGCACTCCGACCAACCTGAACGGCGTGACCGCTGTGGACATCGTGGCCGCCCCCGCAGCCTCCACGATCCGCAAGATCAACTTCCTCTCGATCTACAACGTGGACACGGTCGCCCACATCGTGACTGTCCGCTACAACGACAACGCGACCCTCTACACGATCGGCAAGTGGACCCTCGCCATCGGTGACACCCTCATCTTCACCGACCCAGAAGGCTTCTACATCATCGACTCAAGCGGCCAGCGAAAGGCGGTCTCCCCCTCCATCTCAGGTTCCTACATCAAGACGAGCCAGCTTGTCTCTGGCACCTCCTACACGGTCGGCTCGACCACCCGGACCATCTTCGTGCGGCTCATCGGCGGGGGTGGAGGCGGAGGCGGGGTGGCGCTGAACGCAGCAGGGAATGGCACTGTGGCAGGTGGCGGGGCAGCGGGAGGCTACGCCGAGAAGACCTTCACGGTCATCCCGGGGACTGCCTACACCTACGCGATCGGGGCTGCTGGCACCGCTGGAGCTTCAGGCGGCGGCACCGGGGGCACCGGAGGAGACTCCACCTTCGCAGTCGGCGCTACCACCGTGACCGCCAAGGGCGGCCTCGGGGGCACCTTCTTGGCCACCGGCACCGTGGAGAACGTGGCCCTCGGTGGCGCTGGCGTCCTCGGGACCAACGGTGACCTCAACGTAGCAGGCGAGCCCGGCCGCACGGGCCTCATCATCGCTGCCGGGGCGAACGGCTACGGTGGCGCTGGCGGCAACGGTGTCTGGGGCGGCGCTGGTGCCGAGCGCAAGACGACCGGCGCGGGTGCTGCGGGTGCCACTGGTGGAGGTGGCGCAGGTGCCCTCTCCCTGGCATCAGGTGCGGCAGCAGCAGGCGGGGCCGGTGGCCTCGGCCAGATCATAGTGGATGAATTTTCGTGAGTATCAGGACAAGCCCATGCTCACTCGTGCTCAAGTGCTAGAACTCCTTATGGCCAACCAGGAATGGCCGCAGGGAACCGCCGCTCCTGAACTCGTCCTCATCTTGCAAGCCAGCGCCTACAATGAAGGCGAGGCTTCCATGAGACAGCGTGCCGCCACCGCGATCGACCCCACGGGCGTCTTGGGCCTCGCCTCCCAGATCCTCACCCTCCCGCTCACCACCGTCGTCATCCCCCCGGCTCCCTGATCCAATGTTCCACCCCAAGGTCTGCGCCTCAACCCTCCGCCGCTTGGAGCAAGTCTTCAAGCCCGACTTCGAGGTGCAGGAGCAATCGGTCCAAGAAGTAGATGAGATGACCCGCCGCCTGGCCCAGATCCACGACTCCAAATCTGGACTAACCAGGCGTCTCTCTGAAGAAGAGTCACGCTTCATCGTGAACGAGCGCCTCCTCACTCAGTCCAGTTTCCGCTACGCCTGCGAGCGCTACTTCCTCATCAACAAGGGCGGTGCGAAGCTCGACCGCATGTACCCGCTCCTCGACACGCAGCTTTTCATCCTGGACCGCCTCGCCGAAGCTGAACTCGCAGTCTCCGAGGGTGAAGTTCACGACGGTATCCTGTGCAACCTGCTGAAGGGCTCCCGCCAAGTAGGTGGGTCTACCTTGGCCGAGGCCATCGGAGCCTACCGCTTCACTACTGAGGAGCACCTCTTCGGCCTGATCGCCGCCGACGTGCCAGATACCTCAGCCTTCATGTTCGACATCTTCGAGCGCATAGTGGAGAACCTCCCGTGGTGGCTCTCCCCGAAGGTGACCGAGCACGTGAAGAACTCCGAGATGGTCTTCGATACCGAGTCGCACATCTGGGTTGGGTCTGGGAAGTCTACTCGGGGTACCGAAGGCCAGCGCGGTCAGCTTGGCCGAGGCAAGACGATAGGCTTTGTCCACCTCTCCGAGCTTTCCACGTGGGAAGCCAACCAGATCAGCCAAGTTAGAGGCTCCCTCCTGCCGACCCTGCACCGCCTCCCGACCACCTTCGCCCTCTTCGAGTCCACCGCGAAGGGCCGCCACAATTGGTGGCATGACCACTGGAAGGTCTCTCGCGAGGGGAAGACCCGCTTCAAGGTCAACGTGTTCATCCCCTGGTACGTGGAACTGCGCAACTCCATCCCGGTAGTGGACGCCTGGACCCCCTCCGCCTCCACGCTAGCCCACGCAAAGCACTGTGAGGAGACCTCCGCGTCCTATCTCGGCCGCACTTACACTCTGAGCCGTGAGCAACTCTACTGGTACGAGATCACGCGGGAGTCCTACGAGTCCCAGGATGACTTGAAGACCTTCATCGAGGAGTACGGGTCAGTGACCGACGACGAGTGCTTCCAGCACTCCGGCAGGTCCATCTTCAATGCCAAGGTGCAGCAGAGAGTGCGCGATCAGGCCCGCCCCTTGCTGGCCCAACTCGAAGTCCTCCCCATGAAGCAGGTGGCGCGTGGCTAGCTCCCTCCCGAACCTGCACCTCCTGACACCTCCTGACCCCATCCAGATCCCCCCGGGTTACGGCTTCAACATGATCCCCCGCTCACGCTGGTACACCTCCGACGACCAGAGCCATCCCGACTACCTCTTGTCCCTCTTCGACAAGCTCCTCATCTGGGAACTCCGCCGCAAGGGCTTCACCTACGTCGTCTCGGTCGATGTCTCCTCCGGGATGGGCCTCGACCGCTCGGTCATTGAAGTGCTCCGCTGCGGCACCCTGACCCATCCCGACGAGCAGGTCGCCCAGTTCGTCTCCGACTCCGTGGACCCGATCGAGCTTGCCTACTACATCGACCCGATCGGCCGCTTCTACCACGACGACGATGAACTCGGCGCTCTCGTCGCCATCGAGTGCAATGGCCAGGGCCTCGCCACGCAGTCCGAGCTTCAGCACCACTGCGGTTACGACAACCTCTACATCTGGCAGCACGAGGACGCCCGCGACCCGCGCTCCCGCTACACCAAGGCCTTCGGCTGGTACACCACGACCCGCACCCGCGCCCGAATGCTCGCCCGCTACCACCGTGCGGTCACCTCGGTGGACGAGCGCACCGGCTACCCTGACTACCGCATCAACTCCCCGCTCACCCTGGAGGAGATGCGCGACTTCGTCTCGGAAGGCGCTGTCTGGGAAGCCTCCGCCTCCGGCAATGCCCACGACGACTGCATCATGGCTGGTGCCATCTCCACTGAGGTCGCTACTACCACTCGGCTGCTAGAGAACGAGCCCCTCTCCGAGGCCCGCCGCCGACATGCCGAGGAAGAAGCTCGTAGGAAGAACATGGTGGAGCAGCTTGGAAAGAGGCGAGACTTTCAGAATTCGGATGCCGCTGAATCCGAGATGACCGGCCTCCAGGACCCCTATGCTCCTTCGGATGGCTGGTACTGAGCCATGAGGCTTCGCAAAGTAGAGAAAGTGACCCTGCACCTGACCTTGGACAAGTCCACCCTCGACCGGGTCGATTCCCTGCGCCTGAAGCTCGCCAAGGTCGGCCCCAAGGTGAGCAGGACCACCCTCATCAGCATCCTCTTGGAGAGTGGCCTCTCACGAACTAAGGAGAGAAGTAGATGATAGGAGAAATCGTCCTCTTCCGCATCCACGAGGACCCCCCGATCGACCGTCCGCTCCTCGTAGTTGCTGACCACTCCGGTATCCTCTCCGGCGAGCTTTTCCTCGACTGGGACCCCGACCGCGCTGCCCTTTGGGTGCAGAAGAACTCCTTCTTCGCTCCTCATCAGGGCTCCCGAACCATGGAGGTGCGCGAGATCCACGCTGGCACCTCGCTAGGCCAGTGGCACCCCCGTCCTGAGCAAACCACATGAGAGTCTCCCTCCAGATGCCCGACGAGGTGTACGATGCTTACGCTAGGCAGGCTGCCACCTTGGCCTCTCGGGGCTCTCAGCGTAGCGCCTCCCCCGAGGACATGATGACCGCCCAGCTCGCCCGCTTCGCCAAGGTGGCCCCGATGGACAGGATCATCGTGGTCGATTCGGCGTCCAGGGAAGCTCTCGAAGCTCTCCTCTCAGGTGGCAACATCACCTCCGGCCAAGACCTACTCTCCCGCGTGAAGCACCTTGCCAGCCTGGAGATCGGCAACATCCGCGTAGAGTTCACCGACCGCCAGTTCGAGTCGATCAAGAACTACGCCTCCCGCAACCGGATCACCCCGGAGGACGCGGCTCGCGGAGTGGTCAAGGGGATGCAAGACAATTTCTTCGACATAGTAGGCTAGTAGGAGACCCTTGAACATGAGCACCCAAATCCTCCTCATCGGCGAGCACTCTCTCATCCTGCTCACCCCGCCCGAGAACGTCTGTGACAACTGCGGTGGCTACGTGGAGATCGGCGACCATCCCTTCTGCGGCGGAGACCCCTCCAAGCATGTCCCAGTCCTTGCCAAGCCGATCTTCCCCTCCTTCGAGTTCGAGGGCCACGTGATCGACTCTCTCCAAGCTGCCACTCGGGTGGAGCGTCAATCTGAGCAGGCGTACCGAGACGGGCGTGGTGCCCCCATCCGCTTCCGCTCCTTCCACCAGGACAACTCGAACCGCGACTGCAATACCTTCGGCCCCTCCCCACAGGCCCCGACCCCGAAGTCGCACCGCAACAAGACCGGCTTCGGGGACCAAGCCAAGAACCGAGAAGTCCACCCCGCAGTCCGCCGCATCAGAGGAGAGTAGCCCCTAATGCCCCAAGATCCTCTCGTAGATGGCCTCATGGGCCGCTCGGTCGGCGGAGAGGGCTTCTTCTCCCCGCAGGACCCGCGCATCCTAGACTGGATCAAGGAAGCGGTCGCGGAAGGAGACCGGATCAACGAATCTGATCCTGTCTTCGCCCAGATGGACTCCAACCAGGACTACGTGCTCGGCCAGCAGCTCTCCACGAACCGCCCGAATTACCTGCCCAACGTGGTGGTCAACCGCACGAAGAAGGCCATCCGCACGCACGTCGCCGCCCTGACCGACATCCGCCCTCTTTTCGGCTTCAAGACCGAGAACGACCTCTTCGAGCCGCAGGGGCACCTGCTGAACAAGCTCATCCTCGTCTGGTGGATGAACACCTTTGTCGATCTGGAGCTATCCGACGTGGCCCGCTACGCCCTGACCCTCGGCACGGGCGACGTGGTCGTGGAGTTCGACCCCTACTTCAACGACGGCGACACCCGGCTCATGCCCCGCGACCCGCGCGACACCTTGCCCATCCGCCCCTCACGCACCCGCACCCTCCAAGACTGGCGCGGCGTCGTCCTGCGCGAAGCCTACTCCCCGAATGTCCTGCGCTCCTTCTACCCCGACCGCCCGTCCTCCCTCTTCGACCCCTCCGAGAAATCCTTCTGGAAAGCCGTCTTCACCCGCTTCCGCTCCGGGGGGAAGTTCACGACTCCTGTCTCCACCTTGCACGGGCTC